TTAGGTATTAGTACCCTTGCGAAACAGAATATAACGAATGCTGCAGCGGAGGCCAAGAGGTTAGATCGTATTGATTCTGATTCGATTATGGCAATTATTAGTGAGGATCTACAGAGGGCTGTGAGTGATTTACTAAGGATTGCTGGGAAGTATGCCGGGAAGGAACCACCAGAGGTAACGATTCCGAAGGATTATGAGAACAGGTTGCTGGATGGTAATCAGATTACGGCGATGTTACAGCTGCAGATGCAGAATCAAATTAGTCAGTCTACCTTGTTAAGGATTTTACAGGAGGGAGAAGTTATTCCACCTTATATCGAGATTAATGAGGAGATTTTAAAGACTAAGGATGAGATGGAGCAACAGTTTGACCTGCAGTTAGAGCAAGCTGAGGCACAGCTGAAAGTAGAGAGGGAGAATAATGAAGGGTTAGGAGGGGCTGATACTGGAATGGCTAGTGAGGGTGGCACGAAGGGTAGTCAGACGCTAGAAACACCAATGAGACCAGGGAAACACGCTAGTTAACAATGATCAAGACAAAGGAGGATGAGGAGAAGCTTTTAGCGTTGTTACTGGCTTTAGCGTCCAGGGCTGAACGGATGGTGACATTTCGTGTGCGACCAGTTTTAGCTGACCAGATGTATAAGATCAGGGATGTTGTATTAAGGATGAAGGAGGGTAGTGAGGATATTGATATCAGGTCAGTGGAATGGGTTACGTTAAAGCGGTTGTTACTACAGTATCTACGTCCTGTTAACAATATTTTAAAGGATACATTGTATCAAGAGTTAAGGAAGGTTGGTCCACCCGTGAGGGAGTTAGCAGCTGAGTATCTTGATCTACCAAAACCACCATTGCTACTACGAAGTAAGAAGGACTTAGCTGCAGGAGTTATTGTAATTAACAGGACTTTAGGTGATTTATTAGGAGATGGCAGGCAATTAGGAAGGTTAGTACCAAGGATGACATTAACTATTGATAAAACGGTTGCATTAGGGATTACAGAGAAGGAAGCTACCAAGGTTATAGCAGATAAGATTATTCCACAGGTTAAGCGTGGCGGGACGTTTTATCCAACGATTGCTAAGGGTTCTACTGCTAACGCTATTCTTAATCAAATTACCAATACAACTTCAGGTGCTGTCTGGGATCTGGTCAATGAGGAGTTAAGGGATGTATGGGGTGATCGTGATGTAACAAGTTGGATATGGCAAGCTAGGTTAGATCCTTTAACGTGTCCAGTCTGTGCTCCATTAAATGGTGAGATCTATGAAACTATAGAAGATGTAGAGCAATTACCACCGTTACATCCGAACTGCAGATGTGTTGTAATGCCTAGAGGTTTTAGCTAGACTCATTAGAGTTACGCAAGGCTAATGGCTGTCTGGTATCCGAGTCCATGGTGGAAAAGGCATGAAGCTGATCGAGTAGCGCTTGCAGAAACCCCACACCAGGCAGCAATTGATCAAAAGGATCCAAAGGGTAAGCGTAAGAGATTATCAAAAGAAGATTCAGAATAGGTCGTTAAAATATAAGGATGATACATGCTTGTTTAGCCTTGTATGCAATTAGCTGTCAATTATGCGGTGCCTGTTGGTTCCGTAATACATCTACTGGTGAGATGGTTCATCATTGGGCTACTGGTGCTAAGGGTAAGGTTAATTCCGAACGTGATTTAGCTGGTTTAGTTTGTAATGCCTTAGGTGATGATCGTTGTCTTAATCCAGAACGTGGTTATGTAGGACCAGATCAGGACACATGGGAGAAGCGACGTAAATTTATTGATGAGTTTCCTTTTGACCGTTGGAATGACTAAACAGATTCTTCCTAAGCCCGTGACTTTTACTGCTAAGGCCCAGAGAGCTGGTTGTACTCCTGCTCAATACCAGGCAAGGATTTTATCTGACAAGAACATGCGCGACAATTACGACGCGATCACGATCAGGCAAGCTGAGGCCAGGAAGGCTCTATTGGCATACGGCAGGAGCTACTAGGACCAGGAGCGAGGCACCTTGATATCAGTGGGTTACTGCTTAGCCTTACCGATGTTCAAAGCTAGTATTTCCAGTGCTTTATAGGCTTTCCCAAGGAACTGATCATCCTTTTTGGTAGGTGTCATGGCACAGATCACGGATGCAATGGCATGAATGGCAAATAGATATTCGATGTATTTCATGGCTGGAATGGGGTTCTGATATCAGTCTATGTAGGGCTTAGCAATAGACTATGGGCAGATGAGCCGGATTCTGATGGCATCCACCAACGGTACAGGTAAGAGTCCAGCTGAGATCCTGCGTAAGTGGTTTCCACTAGGTAATGGCAGCAAATGGTCACCAGCACCAGTTGGTCTTGTCGAGGATTTAACCAGTAATGCCGGTGGTGTTGGGAGTGTTTATGACGATACTGCGTTGATTACAAGGGTTAAGAAGAACGAGAGTGATATCAAGGTTCTGGCGAGTCGTCTGAAGGCGATCGAAGGGAAGAAAGGACGTGATTGAGGTGATAGCCGCAGCTGTCGGTGTTGCTTTCGGCGCTTCGCTGCAATCCATTGGTACTGTCAATTCTCGCTATCGAGAGGGTCGTGAAGCTGTAGTGCGTTTAACGCTTGCAGTGGAGACGTTAGCTGAGCGATTTGAGGAGATGCATCAGGATATAAAAGCTGATCGTGACAGGTATATTAACAAGATGGGAGCGATGGAAACCCGTTTAACAAAGATTGAGGCACGGTTAGATCAGTTTAGTTAACTGCCAAGGCTATTACGGTTGCGCATTCGGAGATATATTTAGGAGGTAAACCTCTACTTGTTATGTCCGTCGAGGAAACAGGTGTTATCCAGGCCGTGCCGGATACGTCAGATCATGCAGTGCAGATCGATCCTGAGTTGCTCCAGAAGCCAGTACATCCTTCATCAGACTCAGAGGGCAGTGCCACTGAGGAACGATTTAAAGCCAAGACAGCTATAGCGAATTCGCAAGCTAGAAAGGCTAAGGATGAAGCAGCAGCCCTACAGCGAAAAGTTGAAAAGCTAGAAGCTGAAAAGGTTGAATGGCAGAAGGCAGAACAAGCCAAGGTCCGTCGCCAGATGGAGGATGAGGGTCGTACACAGGAACTACTTGAGATTGAACGCAAAGAGCGTAGAGATCTACAAGAGCTGTATTTAAGTGAAACTGCCGACTACCAAAGTAGGCTTAAAGCCAACGAGGAAGCACAGGCAACAGAACGCTTGAAGTCAGCGAGTCTTAGTGCGATCAGTGATTCCAATGTCCATTCGCCTAGCCAGATGTATGAGCTACTGAAATCTCAATTGCGTACAGATGATGAGGGGAATCCAGTGGTGCTTAACTCGGGCGTCGAGCATCCATTGAGTTCTTACCTTGCCAACTTACGGAATTCAGATGAATGGGCTCATAATTTTACGGCTAACGGTGCGCAGGGCATGGGTAGTAATCCAGCATCACCATCAGTTGCTCCAGGGATGGAAAATCCTTATAAAACGGGCAATGTTACAGCGCGGATCCGTTTAGAGGGCGATAACCCGGAACTGGCCAAGCTATTAAAACGCGAGGCGCAGCGTGGGTAATCACGGTAAACCCATTCGTTAACTAGGAGAAAGCTCATCGCAGCTCCATATCAGAATTACTCTGGGGGAACGTTCCTCAGTGATCTTGTTACACGTCCTGAATTTCTCTCATATATTGATGAGCAGATTTACGAAGGATGCAAATGGATTCAATCTGGTGTTGTAACCAGGAATTCAGCTTTGGACTGCCGAAAAGGTGGTGTGAGACTGGAGGTTCCGTTTTTTGAGCCAATAGCTGAAAACGAAGAAATCATCAAGTCTAATGCGACTTGGGGTGAATCAGGCGCTGGTTATCTTACTCCCAAGAAAATCACAGCTGATAGTCAGATTGCCACTATCTTGCATCGTGGCGGTAGCTTTGCAGTTGATGATCTTAGTCGATTCGGATCAGGTGCTGATCCCTATGCGGCAATCGGTGGGTATCTGGCAAGGACAGTATTGAAACTTCGTACTCGTACGGTGCTTGCAATGCTGACTGGTGTGTTTGGTACTGCATTGTCTGCTAACGCAGTTGATGTATCGCAAGCAGGCGCAGGTGCTGCTGAGGCTAACTTCCTTAGTGCTGCCACTGTTATCAAGGGTCAAAACGTACTAGGCGAGCGAGCAACAGATCTTTCTGTTATTGCTATGCATAGTCATGTTTATAACTACCTTCGTCAGGTAGGAGCATTGACCTTCTCCACGTCTGCACTGTCTACTGGTGGTGCTGTTACATGGGGTGGCGGTGGAGTTGGCCTTACTTCTACGGAAGTAGCGAGCTTCATGGGGCTTAATTGTGTTGTTGATGACCTCCTTGCACCGACAATTAATGCCGGTGGTGCTGACCAGTATCCCGTTTACATCATGGGTTCTGGCACAATCATGGAGGGAGTTCAGGCTGACTTCCGAATTGAGGGAGACCGCAACATGCTTAGCCAGCAAGACGTTATGGCATGGAGTCATCATTATCTGATGCATATCATGGGTACGTCTTGGATTTCAGCTAGCGACAACCCCAAGAATATCAAAGGCGGTGCTGATGCTGCGGCTGATTGTCTTGATCAAGCTGCTAACTATGCACTGGCTTATTCCACGTCAAAGCTCATCCCAGCAGTCAAGCTTACAGTGAATTCCCCATTCGCTGCTAACGTTTGATTTAGCTTATTACGGTTACTTAACCGTTGATCTCTGAGCCGTCTTCATTGATTTGGAGGCGGTTTTTCTTTTGTGCCACGCACGTTTGGTAAGTAATGCCCGATGCCAAGATTTTGGAATGTATTCAAGGTTGAATAATCGATTATCTAGACGATCTCCATTGATGTGATTGACTTCCCAGCCATCAGGTCTTTTACCGATAAAGGCTTCCGTTACAAGGGAATGAATAGAACGGACGGTGCGACCAGGGAGTTCAACATGCATAAACCTGTTTTTTAGCCATGGGTTCATGAACTGACCTTTGACCGTCATCCAAGAATTATTCCGTTTTACAGAGCGTGAGAGGCTTCTCACCCTACCGAAATCAGATACCTCATACCTCTCCTGTAGACCTCTGATGGCCCGCCATTGTTCATCCATGAGTGATTCGTGCTTACCAGTTCGGTAACGATAACTTGTCATGCTACGCTTGCGGATGCGAGTGAGAGCTGGGTCGTTCAGGGTGGGCGACCTATTTTTTTGTCTACATAGAATGGTGATAGGGCTTGAGGTTTACTGCATTGATTGGTGTTGTCCGTCTTTATGTTGAACCACGGGCGGGTGTGCCTAAGGGGCATCAGGAGTATTGCCCACCAGTAATAGATGTCACACCAGGAGAGGTTGTAGCAAAGCGTCGAGAGCTAAGGCGTCAAGGTTTTAATGTAATCGCAGTACCGTTTTAGTCATGGCTACCCCCGTTCTGGTTGCAACAGTTGGAGGATCTACCTCTAATTCTTATACAACGCTTGTCGAGGCTGATGTTTATGCAGAGAACCAAGCATGGGGTGATACCTGGCTGGCTCTAGCTACAGCAGTAAGTGAAGCATCATTGATCAATGCTACGAAATGGCTGGAGACTTTAGCTTTTCTTGGTACACGTTGTACGCCATCAGTAGATGATGCAGCTAAAGCTCAGGCATTGGCATGGCCCCGTTCCGATCTCAAGTCTGATGGAGTGGCTGCTACTTGTGCTTTTGTTCCATCCAATGTGAAGGCAGCTCAGTTCGAGTTAGCTTATCGAATTAGTCAGGATCCAGATGGGATCATTGGTGGTACTGGCGGCTCAGCTGCAGGAACCTATGTCAGTATGCAGAAATTAGGTGATCTACAGGTTGAGTATAAACAATATACAGGAACAGATGTTAGCAGTTGCGATAACTGTAATGATCCGATCATTATTAACAAGTATCCATGGCTGAAGAATTTACTGAAAGGATATTTAGCACCTATGGGTTCTAGTCGTGCTCTGTTGCATGTAAGATCATGAGCAATATCGATAATGTATTTGGATCAATAGCAGCTCCCATGATCAAGGAATGGGGTCAGAACGTAGTGTACGTGGGCATTGCGGACCCTGGTGTTTATAACCCTGCTACGGGGCAGGTTACGCAAAATGAGAACAGGGTTAATGTTAAAGCGGTATTAACAGAGCTAAAAGCAGATGAAGTAGGAGGTAATTACCAATCCCAGGACGTGAAGTTAATGATTGATCCAGGTCAATTGCCTAATGTTTTATTGTCAACAGCTGATTACTGGGAATGGCCAGGGCTTCAAGGTGGAACTGTTAGAGCTAAGACTGTAGAGGTATTAACTTATCGTGGTGATAGTGCTGTATTTTATAGCTGTGTTGTGAGGCCACAATGAGTAGACGTTATAAACGCAATATTGCTCAGNTGTGTCCAGATATTAGGCGTGGTCTTGCATTGGGCTTAAAATTATCAGCACAGGAAATTGTCCTTGAGTTTAAGCAGATTGGACCCTTCTGGACAGGAGATTTTGAGAAGGCATGGATTGTTAATAAAGGTTGGGATAATGAGGTTATAACTGATTTAAAAGGCGAGCCGTATGGTGAGATGACTGCTCCTAAATACGAAGATGGTAATGGTGATCCATCAGGGAGAAAGGATCTGACTGACTTCTTTGTTGAACCGTTGAATCAAGAAACGATTGAAGGTTATAACATTGGAAACAGAATGGAATACAAACGAGTCGCAATGGATCTTGTTCCTGTCAATGATGTTTGGAGATTTGATCATGCTAATGCAACAGCAGAGCCAAGATGGTTTGAAAAATACATAAATAATGGAGGGATGGATAAGGCGCTTAAGGTTAATATTAGACTAGGCTTCGCTTCTGTTGCTTCTAATCCGTCTGTTCGGAG